CTTGGTTATTTTATCTCCAAGCTCCTTTAGGATATTGTGCACAGAAACCCGTTTGTGGTTCACAACCACGTCTGTATTTTTAAGATCCCTGTCGTATTTTGGTTTGTTGGTGTGTATATACTCTGGGCGGACTGCTTCCTTTTTAGGATCTTTTCCTTCTCCCATATACCTCTCACGGGTATACGCCTCACCGGTGGTGAAGTAATCTTTGGAGATTTCTTTTTTAATATTAGCCAAATCAATATCAGAATCAGTCTGGATCAGATTGATAATGTGCTGAGCGGCCACTTCATAAGAGGATTTGTAACTCTCCCCGTATTTAGTTGTTAGTTTTTTAAGCCAGTCTTTAGTCCCCTCACTCGGAGCTACTTCTGCCTCGGGTTTGGCGGCATCTGGTTTGTTCACGGCATCAGCCCTGTTTTGTGCAAAGGCTCTGCCCATTTCGGTTTTTAATTCCGAGAGCACTCCCTCTAGCTTTTCTTCTTTTACAGCCTTGATCGTATCGGCATCGGTATAGGCTATTCTGAATTCTGGCTCAGAGAGCAGACTCAGACCCACAAGAGCATCCACTCTAGGCTTGATTATATTGGTAAAGCCTAAGTCTATAGGATTTTGCATACCGTAAATATCCTCCAGGTACTGAAAGTCTAATTCATCTCTAGTACTAGAATAGTAATTTCTAGCAGAGGCTATATGCCCCTTGGTTCGCACCAATGAGGCAATATAGAAATCAGCCATGTCATGGAAGTAAGTCTCCTTGAGCTTTTCTGTATCGGAAAGAAATACCTCCTTTTGAAGAGATAAAAAATTATTGATATACATAGTCTACTTTAGATTAATTATTTCTGTATAATGAATCCTAAAATATCGTTAGAAAACATTATACGGTATTTCTCTGCGTCTGTTACTTCGTTAGCGTTCATAGCCGTACCTACATAAGCATCAAATATAATAAGCGAACCTATTTTAATATCCTTGTATGATTTACCATACTCGTTTGTAGGGCCTACTGCTATTACTTTAGCGGTCTTGGTTGCAACATCTGTCGTATTAAAGGCATCATCCTCTCCTACCTGCATTATGATTCCACCCTCGCTCTTCACGGTTTTCTTTTCAATTAATTCCACTAGGATATAATTAATACCAGGGCTGAATGTTTTTGGATCAAATGATAATGTCTTTTTCATATCGGCTTCTTTTTTATAATTTAGAATATCTCCTTCTGAGATTATTTTTGCGTGTCCTGTTTTTGTTGTTACATGATGTCCAGAGTACATAGATACTACGACAACGTCTCCTTTTGCAACAAGTTTAACATCTTCCCCAACAGCTACCACCTCGGTAACATATTGTTGTCCTCTGATCACAGTGTAGCTTTCTGGCATAAAAATACCTTTAATACTCTGTGCAGGCCAGGCTTTAAGGGACACTACAATTCTGTCTCCCACAGGAATCACATCTTCTAAATTATTATTGGCCGTCAAATTCTTAGCATACTCCATGCTTCTAACTTGTCCAAGTCCCTCATGGGTTGCACGAATCTGGTCTTTTACAGCCCCTAGATCCATACTTAATTGTTGATCGCTCATATTGTCCTTATTAAATTATTATTTTATGTTTATATAATACTCATTAATTTTCGGTTTCTACTGCTGTGTCGGATCTATCCAACTAAAAGCGTTATTTTGTACTTCACCGGCTTCCTCTAAAGCAATAGATTTCATTTCCGCTGCCTGATTCGCGGGGATTGTCCCCCATCTTTTCTTTCCGCTAGCATCTCGGTACATTCCAAACATTTCCAAATCTTTTGTGGCAGAGCCTGAGGCCGAGGCGGGTTTTCCCATTGACTCCTCATCGGCTAATTCAGCTAGCCCTATAGCGACCACGTAATCGAATTTGGTTCTGTTATCTGAGGAGTAGTCCCTGAGCTGCTCTAGTACAGGAATGTACAAGATGGTATAATAATAATCATCGACATAATCTGCAATTTTCTGATCCTGATGCGCTATGACAGCAGAAGTAGCAGGAGTACCTATAAGAGTGCTGGCTTTCTGACCGCTGACGTTAGAGCCAATGGCAATAGAGGGTCTTTGCAGCATTCTCCACAACTGCTTCTTTTCTCTGAAAAAAGATATGATGTTTATCTTAGTATACTCCACATTCAACTTGGCGTGAAAAAGCATAGAGATCTTTAGTACGTTTTCGTAATCCCAACGAACATCATCGGATCTCTCGTTGTAAAAACAAACATATAAGTTGCTGGTCCTGGTAAACATGTTATTAGAGAATCTTTTCTTGATGGCGCAGGCTAATTTTGACCCGTCCTTCACAAGAGAGTCCTTTTGTCCCTGGTCAATACTATCGACCCCGCCCACATATAGATTGTTGACAATAGATCCGTCTGGCTCCAAATCCGGTTTCTCTATCAGTATGATCTTACCCCCTGCGCATTCCACAAAGACTACCCCTGTGATAGTACCATCAGCAAGCATGGTATAATCTATTCTTCCCTCCATCCAGGGTTTTTTAACCATCAGCTTTAATTTGGTAAGCTGCTCGGCAATCTTATCTTGATTAAAGATATTAGATCCCTTGATGGTAAAGACTTCTTCCAGGGTAATTGGAAACTCTTGAAGCTCCTGCATATAGGCAATAGGGTCTGACTCCAGGGCTTTTCTAGAATGCAGCAACTGCATCATGGCTAGCTCTATATTAGGGACCCCGCTGGATTCCCAAGTTCCTCCGTATTTCAAGAATGCCGGTATAAATATTCCGGTTTCTTGGCCCCACTCGTTAATGACAAGCAGGTTAAAACCTCTTGGATTGGTAAAGACATCTTCAGCATCCTTGTTGTTCACAGATCCACCGGTACCGGTCATCATCACAAAAGCTTTTTTAATGGCCCCCATGACTTTCCAGGATCCTTTGGATTGCCCCAAACAGTTCTTCAGTGAGCCTTTTCCAGGATGCGAAGGGAACGAAGCGAACTCCTCGATATGTTGAAAGTGCGGACGACGACCCCTAGTTACATTGGGGTTATCCGCGTAAGTGATTCTTCTTATTTCATTTTCTGATCCCCTTACTTGAGGATCATTATTGGCGTCATAGTACTCTGTACCGGCAACAATCTTCTTGTTGGATTTTACCATCTGGTTCTGTTTCAAACCAGGGTACTCTTTCTCTATGGCCTTGATGGTATCTACTACTTTGTCCCAAGCTTCCTCGACTATAGGATCCGAAGTAGCCGAAACAATAATCTCCTGTTTGTCGAAGATCATATAATACCAACCCAAAACTGAGTCTGTGATAAAAGATTTACCAATACCCCTTCCTCCCATAATGGCGGCATACTCCTTGAGCTTGAAACCTTTCCATAGCAAATCAAAAATATACCGGTCAATATTGGAATACAAAGGCCTTCCAGTTTCAAACCCTTCCATTGGATTTCCGTTGTCATCATAGACCGGTATCTCAAAGATGAAAAGAATAAGCCAAAAGCAGAACATAGGATTATAGTACTCGGACCCTATGTAAATACCCTCTTTCATGACCTTCATAATCTTGGCATAGTAGAGCTGCATCTCATAGCTTTCGGGATGCACATCAGGCTTATCCCTTAAGGCCAAGATGGCTTTTGGTATTGGGCGGTAGACGAGATAATCTTTTAATCGTACTTCTTCTTGGCCGGTGCGGATACCCTCTAAAAACTCTTTAGTCTCGGTGATATCCCAATGCCCGTTCATAATAGTTCCGTCATCGGAGTAAGTAAGAAAAGGGAGTTTTGCTTTGCTGTACCTGTCGTAGGAAGTTTTTGCGCTTATTCTCATATTACTTTATTAAATAGCCCCACGCTCTCTGAAACTAGTAGAGGTGTTTCCTTTATTTCTTCCTTCTCCTGAGGCCTTGATAATACTATTCTGCAGCATTCCCTTACTCTTCATTATGGTTTCAAGTTTGGCAAAAGCATTAAGCATGATCGGCAGATTGGAATTAAATTTTGTCTCTCCTGAGTTGGTAACAGACTCCTCTATGATAGGAGTGTTATTATCCAACATGGTAGAAATCTCATCGATTTTTCGATCAATAGATTTGAGCATTCGAATCTCCGGCGTGCTGTTGTATTTGATAAACAGCGCCGTGGCAAGATCGAATTTTTTCTCTACGTCTTTGGAAATCTTGATCTCTTTCCAAGATCCTTTTTGGAACACGGCTCTCATGATATTTTCCTCCAGAACTCTGGCATCTAAATCACGAAAGGGGTTATCATTCTCTGAGGAGTGAGTGTAGTAAATTACCTGAAGAAGCTTCTGGCCGTCCGGTACATTGTACAGATCCTGGAGTTCCTGAAAGAGTACTATATTAGGATCGAGTACGAGCTTTCCTCCTGTTATAGTGAATCTAATCATGTTTTACTTTTTCAATGTCCTTAGTAGAGAATCTGCTCTTTTGAAGTTTTAGATCCGAGGAAAACCAGATGCAGGTTACACCCAATAAAGCTACCCGGTCTCCGGAGCTCACCGGCAATTTGTCAATAGACTGCACGATCATCTCTGGTTTATGAGGTATGTTGTGTTTTACAATTACAATATCCCCTGAAGAAAAGAAGATCTTCTCGATTCTAGGGCGCAACAATTTTTCTTCTGTTGTATTTTCCATATTTATTTATTTATTAAATTAGTTGGTAAGGATTCTCCAGATACTCTGGATCCATTGAACTGTCGTATATTTTATCTTTGTAGTGTCTGTATTTTGCATGCATCACCCCGTCTTTAGTTACCCAGATTTTCATAGGGATTGTATCGACAAGCTCATAGCCCTGTGGAGTAACTACCATCAGCCTTTTTGTTTTCACTTTTCGACCCACGGCTCCCATAAGGTATCTATAAAGCTCGAGCTGAATGCTGTAATGGGAGTAGTTGGTGTCCATAAGCCTACTAAAAGGACCAGTCATCATTTTGTACTTTCTGGTAAATCTGTTGT